AGTAAGAGAATTACCTGAAAGTATAATACAATATCTAAAGGATTTTAAAGGTTAATAGTGAATGGTTTTGAAGTATATAAAAAATATCTTGCGATCAAGCTTCATTTCACAAGTAAGAACCAGAGTTATGACTTCCATAAACACGCTGGGCGGACAACAGCAAGGTTGGATACATTTACTAAAAGACGGGATAGGTATTTTTTTCACAAGCTTAGTAGAGCTTATAGCGATACTGATATTATTGATTACTTTATCAGTAATTTTGTTTCTAATACTAATCTTTGGATTGGGGATATTATTGGTAGATCAGGTGATGATAACTATAAAGCGTGGTCAAAAAAAATAGAAGCACTACATTATTACTATGAACAAGATATAGATTATATACTCGGCAAGATAACAAAGAAGATAACTTTTGATGATTTGTTTACTTCTAAAGATGGTCAACACCCACCAATACTTAAATTTGTATTGGCGAAGAAGATAAACTTTGAAACATTTTTAATATTAGATGATATATTAAGATTTTCAAAAAGACTAAACAAAGACATAGGTGAGAAAGTATTATGGCCGAAACTGTGTGATAGAATGGTGAGATATAAACCTTTCTTATCATATAATATAACAAAGTATAAGATGACACTAAAGAATAAAATAAAGGATATGTAATGAAAAAAATGAGAATATTTAAGTTTTGGAATGAAGCAGGTGACGAAAAAGAAAAAGAATCAATGAGCTTAAAGAAAGCAGTTATTTCTGTTCAAGGTGACTTCAAAGATAAATTTATTGGTGTTGAATATATCAGTAAAAGAGGTAAAAAGATTATTGACTCTGTGAAAATACCTATGGGTAGAAAGATAAGACAAGCAATAATCACAGAAGCAAAACGATTAGCAGCAAAAGAAAAAAGGTTATAAAAAAACATGAAACTAATATTATCATTAACAATCTTATTATTTTTGACAGGATGTGGTAGTATAGGTGCAGTAATAGGTACAGGTACTAGTGGATACGAATCCTATAAAACGATAACCTATGTTAAAGGCGCTGTTGATCTTAGCTTGTCGGCTAATGATGAAAAAACCACAGACGATAGAATGTTATCATCAATAACTGGATATGATTGTAAAGTTAAAAGAGTTTTAAAAGGTGGTTTAGAAGCTATCTGTGTATCACTAGTACCTGATTTTATAATCCCAAAAGAAAAACCAATAGTAAAGGAAAAAGATAATGAGTGATGAAAAACAAAATGCACTAGACGGAGAAATGGGTAAACCTAATCACGAAAAAGATCACGATCACGATAGGTCTTATGAGAATGAGGTAACACCAAGTCCTATGGTGTCTATATCATTAAAAGAATATGATAAATTAAAAGAAAAGCAACATTATATTACCGATAAAACTATGATTGATATTATAGATAACCTAGAAAGACTTGTAAGAGCATTAAGAAAGCATATAGTAAGAACTGAGATATAATGAAGAATAAGAAATTGAAAAAACAATACGATTTTGTTGACAAATACAAGTTAGATACATGGATATTTGTGACATTTTTAATTGTAATAGGAATTATAACATGGATATAGACGATAGAGGATCAAACGATATAGAACGAATGAGTGAAGAAAAAGACAAGGTTATTATCAATTTAAAACAAGATAATAAACTACTTGCCAAACAAGTTGAAGATTTATTAGAACAAAAGAAACAACTGCTTGACAATCAATCTAAAAAGTGATATAATAGAACTATGAAAACTATAATGATAGCACTTTTAGTATTATGCTTTACCGCTACTGTGGGAAATACTAATGAGAATAATATAATTAACAAAATAACTACTCATATTTCTAATGAGATTCAAGATATAAAAGAATTTCAAAAAGATAATTGGGAAAAAGGTAAAGTTCAAACTGCTAATAATATAGCAATGATTAAATCTTGGTTTGTTAAGAATTAGTCTTATAAATAATGAAGTGCGATTAATACAGCACATATACAAATATAATAATACAAAAACATACAAAGGAAAATATATATGAATACAAGTATAGCGGCCTTAAAAAGGTCAAAGTCAAACCTAGATACCCTAGTCGGCGAACTTAATAAAGTTGCTGAACCCCAAAAACAAAAGAACTCATATGCTGACGACAGATTCTGGAAACCAGAATTAGATAAGTCTGGCAATGGCTATGCAGTTTTTAGATTTCTACCAGCAATCAAAGGTGAAGATTTACCTTGGGCGAGATTATGGTCTCATGCCTTTCAAGGACCTGGTGGATGGTTTATTGAAAATAGTTTAACAACTCTTAACAAAAAATGTCCTATTAGTGAATCTAACAGTTTACTATGGAACTCTGGTGTTGAAGCAGATAAAGAAATTGCAAGAAAAAGAAAAAGAAAACTATCTTACATTGCAAATATTCTAATTATCAATGACTCTAAACATCCTGAGAACGAAGGTCAGATTAAATTGTTTAAATTCGGTAAGAAAATCTTTGATAAGATTACCGAGGCGATGAAACCTGAATTTGAAGATGAGAAACCTATCAACCCATTTGATTTTTGGGAAGGTGCTAACTTCAAATTAAAAATCAGAAAAGTTGACGGTTATTGGAACTATGATAAATCAGAATTTGATAGTCCTACACCAGTCAAAGACAATGATGAGGCAATCGAACAACTTTGGGATAAACAATATGCCCTTAAACCATTTCTTGCACCTGAAAACTTTAAATCATATGATGAGTTAAAAGCGAAACTAGATAAAGTTTTATTGGGTACAAGAAGTACTGGAACTGCTGAAGACGTGACGATCCCACCTGTCACTAATGTAGCGCCAGTCAAAACAGAAACAGTTGATAATACATCTCCTACACCGATTACAGAGGATGATAGCGATGAAACGTTATCCTACTTTAGTAAGTTGGCAGAGGAAGAGTAAAATCTCTCCACCTGTTTCGTTATGAGGTTATGGCACCTGGGCCTCGATATAAACCAGGTGCTCGACCAATGAATGTTTATAAATAAACTTACCACATTATGAAAGCGTTTGAGATATCAAATCATATAAAGGAGACAATTATATGGACGCTATAAGTAAAATAAAAGCATGGGCTAGTGCATTATCAGACGTAGGTGTTTCACTTATCGCTCTGGGTATTGTATTAGAGGTACTTTTTACAGGACAATCTATACCATTTTGGCCAGATATTTCTGTAATCGGTAATGTACAAAACATCATAGCAGGGTTTTCTGCTCAAGGCTTAGTTGGTCTAGTTGCTGTTTGGGTACTATACTCGATATATACTAAAAAGTAATATAAACTAACTTTATTATAGAGAAAAGGGGACTTCGGTCCCCTTTTTTTTAGCTATTATTATAAATAAGTAGCGACTTATTTAAACAAATCTACATCATTTTATATCATATTTACAGCGAATTGCTAATACCACAAGGGGGTAGGTATGGAAATCAAAAAAATATTTACATGGGTGCCAATTATGGCAGCTGTACTTGGTACACTCTTTATTATGACTTTACTTGCCTATGGTTTAAACTATATGAATCCTAAAACAAATGTACTTGAAGAATTAGAAGAAAAGATCAAAAAAGTAGAACAAAAAGAGATTATTCTTACTGAAAATGAAAAACAGTTAGAGAAAAAGGCTAATGAAAAAGATTGGGCAGAAATAGATAAACAATTAGAAAAATAAAAATGAACATTATTAAAAAAACATTGTTGGTATTAACATATATTGTATTATGCAATAGTTTACTAGCATCTGAATTGACACAGGAGTTTAAAAACCCTGCCTTTAGTGGTAATGGTTACTCGTCCCATGTGCTATCCATAAATCAACTTGAAGTACAAAGAAAACAAAAAGTATTTGATGACATAAAATCAGCACAGGCGGCGGCTGAAAGAGATGAAAAAAACAAGACAATAAACAAATTTATTGCCAACGTAGAGAGTAGAATATACGCTAACTTATCTAAACAATTGGTTGATAATATGTTTGGTACAAGTTGTGATAGTAGTACGACAACTTGCCCTACAAGTGGTACTTCAACGATTGAAGGTGCTACTATATATTGGGTCAAAGATACCACTACTGAAATAATTACATTAACAATAACAGCTGATGATGGAACAACCACTACAATGGCAGTTCCTATCGGTGACTTTAAATTTTAAAATGATAAAAATTCAAATACTAGTTTTTTTAATGGGATTGTTTATAGGTTTTCTAATAGGAGTATTGATTTAAATATGAAAATATTACTAATCTTATTACTAGGACTTGT